CTATGCTCTCTCCGCCTTTTGCGATTCGCTTTGACGTCTCGGTAATTACCAAGAATAGTCAACGCCGCCTGGGGAATGATGCGAAAATTGCCTCGCATCTCCTAGTCCAAGGGGTAGAGGGAAGTCCCAATAATATACTCTTATTTAAGAGTATCAGAAGAGCGTTAATTAACTGCTCGATAGAGCCGGAGCTTCGCTATTTAGCGAGATCCGCAAATAAACGCAGTCGGGAGAAGGGTAATAAACTCATCTCTCGCTTGCTCGGCGTACCGAACGCGCTATTGAGCGCCGTTTACCTGTCCTATCGTGGGCCATGGACCGAAGCTGGTTTAAAGAAACTAGCAATAATGATTAGTTCAATAACTAGTCAAACCTGCAGATCATTAGATAATGGCTGCAAGATGGTCAAGGCCATTGCCACGTGGGCACATCAACAGCTGGTACCCGATGCCCAGCTTCCGTTCCGCAGAAATGATCATTTACCACGGAAGGGAAACTTAGTTATTACCGATTTCGGCATCGAGTGCAAGGTCCCAGAGGACCTCCAGGTCATATTTATGACCATGGCAACAGCTGGAAGGGCACTGCCACATGGTACAAACCAGTTGGCAGCCGAAAAGCTCGACCAGTTCTTATTAGACCTGGGCGAACCCCGGAGTATTGGCCCGGAAGCAGTAAAGACTGTTCGCCGGGTTGCGACAAGAATTGCGCGACGTCTAAAGAGAATTCCAGACGAGACGCACTTCTCCCTCTCTACATCTGCATGTATTGAGGTCACCCGCGAATGCGGAGGTCGTGCTACCGAGGTAATTACCTCAATAGAGCCGTTCCTTAAAAAGACTAAAGAATCTCACTGGACGGCTCTGGTAGACTTTAGAGGGATAAGTCCCTTTAAACTAGACACGACTGGCCAATTATGGCAGATCGCGTATAGGGAGGTGAAGGTAGAGGGTTTATTTAAACTACCCTACCTCCATCCTTCAGGACAGATCACCTATGATGGTGTAGACCATGCTATAGGAGATCAAATCCTACTCTGGGCCGTAACCGAAGCTTATAAGCTCGGCTACATCTCCGTCGAAGGCGACGGGCCCGTAGAGGTGGACCCATTATTATGGGAACCAACGGCCAAATTCACATTTGTTATTGGCCGGCCATACCCTACAAAAATCACATACGTGTCTGAGACGGGATACCGAATCAGACCGATTAATGTCGGGCCAGCGTGCACCACTGTTCTTCAACAGTACTGCCGGCATCTAGTCGAACCATGTTTATGGTCTGACCGGAGGAACAGCCAGCAGTCACTCTACTATATAGTAGAATGGGTGAATAAGGAGACTAAGCTCACGCCTAATGAGACGTGGGTCAAGTCTACCGACTTTCGGGGTGCGTCAAATCTACTTAGCTTTGACTACTCCGAAGCGTTGATCGATGGCCTTTTTGAAGGTCTCGATATTCCGGATAATCATCCGATACGTAGGCTAAAGTGTTTACTTTTCGGCCCACGGGTTCTGTATGCAACACACAGAGTACCGCTAGGGAAGGGACGTTATTACGACCTACCCAAAAGAGCAGCAGAAACCCAACACGTATGCGGAGGGCTCCTAGGTGACTCCTTTTGCTTCATGGTATTGACCATGAGCAGCCTCGTAATATGGGAGGCTGCCGATATGTATTCACATACCGAGCGAAAGTTTCCCGAATGGGACGACTCTCTAGCCTTGACTCCAACCCCAGGGCATTCCCTAGGGCAGATTCTCGGCGATGACGCGGTGATATTTACCACCTGGCTGTTCATATTGGCCTACAACTTAATAGTTCAGGTCGTGAGAATGGCCCTTAGTCCTGATAAGGATTTCCAAAGCCAGTTCTGCGCTACGTATACTGAACAGTATGCGAGAAGAACAGACGAAAAGTCGGTATTTACCTTCTTTGATGCTCCTAAGGCGAGATATTTCTCGCCCTATCAAAGAGCAACTGGTATTGAGGCTGATGGACGCGAAGTCGCCTTATTGAAGGCTTCCGATGCTTCCAGGGTGGCGCGTTATTACGACCACCCCTCCAACCTCAATTTCCGCTTCATTAAGCAGAGGATGGTTAGTCTTTACTACCATCATTTTCCGAACGTGCTCGCCCTTGAAAACAAAGGTTACCCCGTCGGATTCCCACGAGGAGCAGGGGGCTTATCAGCCCCCATCCTCGACGAGAAAGCGTATGTAGAGAAGCACGCAGGATATGCTGCCTTAATTAAGGCGGCCTTCACCACGACACAACCCGAAGAATTCTTCAAGTGGTGTTGGACCCTCTCATCCCTTGCAAAAGGGAGTAAGAAGGGGCTCCTGACTTCTCTCGACGACTCAATTGAGTACGCCAGCTATTTAGGACCTCAACTGGTTACAGGAGGGGCCCGAAATAGTACTCAGGTCCGAATGGACCTGGAGCACTTAGGGATCAAGGTAAATACCCGAGGCCCATGGCTAGATTACAGAGATCTTGCCCGCAAGGGCAAAGAGCACCTAAAATTAGAAAGACTCTCAGATCTCCTAGCCGAAATCGAACGTACTCACGAGTTTGAACTCTTACTCGTAAGGGGTGTCCGAAATGGAAAGCCCGTCTCAGTTTACTGCAGTAATTACCGCAGAAACTTCGACAGGATCTTATTAGATCTAGTCAAATTAGAGGTTCCTGCTGATCAGCAGGCACCCACCGGAACTCCGGAGTTTGACTCGCTTTCAATTAACCGGATGGCAGATATTTATCTGCCCTCCGATCATGAAGTAATCGAACTTCTCAGGAGTGGGCCCACGCTAAAGGTCCGTGGAAGAGCGGCGTGAATTCTCACGCGGCTAGTCATCAGACCCCGCTAAGAGCAATCCCGATCAGTCCGATCGGTGCTGCATCTGTTTAGATGCAGCCTCCAAGTACTCGGCCGATGGGGGAGATTTCCCCTAACTGGCAACGACCGAGCCTCTTGGAG